GGATGCGATAGCTTTTAAGTATAAGGCTGTTGTTGCGCCTTTGGATCGACCTTCTGCGATGATTACAACATTTTTATCAGCTTTTAACACTTGTTCTTGTGTTTTTGATATGTTCATTATTTCTCCTAAAAACTATAATCCACATTAACACCATTAATCCAAGATAAAACAACTACTATCGCCCATGATAAAGACCCTGTTATAGTAAATAGTGTGATTAGTTTAATCAATAATTCTTTACCAAAATCTTCCCAATTTACTTTTATATAGTAACCACTTATAACGGTAAATATAAATAAGATTAGTACTGCAATAATTTGTTCAAAAGTCATCTGCAATCCTCCAGCATAGAATTAAAATTTTCCAAATCTACCATCGTTTTATCAAACCTTTCCTTTTGCAAACGTTCCACTTCCTCAGGTTTTGGTGTGATAATTGTATTTTCAGGTAAATCTTTAATTTCCACAAAGTTAATTCCTCTTAGGAAAAGTGGGTTATCTCCTTCAAAAGTAACAGAACCTTGATAGTTGGTTTCCATTAGTTTACAGAAAACATCCTCTGAAACGTATATCACACTTCCATAAGGGTGTTTATCATATTGTTCAAAATTCACAATCAACCCTCCACATAATATTTTCTACCATTTTTCACAAGTATTATCTGTTCCGAAAAATATCCAATCTCCCTCTAAACTCATAAAAACCCAAACATCGTAGCCATCATCACCTAAATCAGTAATCCTCCTAGTATCCTTATTACCTTTGGTACCAAAAGATATAACTTCATCCCCCACAGATAGTAACTCATCCCAATTATCCAAAGTAATCCTTGTTAAAGGTGTTTCTGCTTCCTCACAGCCCTCCTCAGAAGTTTTCTCAATCTCCGAAGGTGATTGTATAGTCGAAGGATTATTGTGGCTCACAGGAGCTGTTTCAGAAGGAGGTGAAGATTCAACAACGTCCTCCCGTAGTTCAAATGTGACCCCATTTCGGATACATGTGTCAATAAAATCTGCCATAGTGTATTCCTCTGATTTAAGAAGGATACTTTTAGCATCACCACCTACTCTTGTTAACAGGGAATCTAATTTTAAAAGTTCTGATTCTTCTAAAGTTGGGGTACTTTTGTACATGTTATTAATTGTTTTCATAATGTTATTTTTCATAATTTTACCCTTTTAATATTTACCGTCAAACTCATCACACCATTGTTCTGCTCTCAGTGTAGCTATTACCTCATTGAGGCTAGTTGTGTAAAAATCTTTTCCAACAGGTTTACTCTTGTGACGAATACTAGTACCAATGTAATCTATCTCATCTGAAAGTGTTATCTTCCATTCTCGGTAATCATATTCTATAAATTGTTCTTCACATTCAAAGGCGTAATTACTTTTCACAAACATTCTCCATTAACTTATTTAAAATTTCAGTACGATAAGAATACTCTTTCAACTTAGAGAAGTCAACACTTAAATCAGATAATTCTTTCAATAAATTGTCACTTAATCCAAGTAGTGTTTGTTCTAAAGTGTATTTAATTTCAAAAGTTTCTTCTTTCTTAATATAATCCTTCCAAAATGAAATAACCTTCTCCTCATGGAATTCTTCTGTGAATAAGTCATTTGGCAGAATAAACCTTTTTGTGTCAGAGTCATCTTCATAAGGCTCTTGATAAACTAAATCTAAAACTAAACTTTTCTCAGTGTTTTGTACAGAAGTGATCTTATTATAATAGTAGTCACCATAAGAGAACTTATCCTCTAATACATTCAATATTTGGTAAACTCTGCTATACAATTTATCTTTTGATGTAAAGTATTGTTCAATCATGCTCATAAGTCCAACTCCTCTTCTAAAACGTTTATCATGTAATCTTTTAATTCTGAAACAGATATTGCATCGAAAGAGGAACAATAAGCAGAATCACGACTTTCCCGCAAAGCTTGATTACTTTTGTCATGTTCCTCTTTGAAATAAGTGAGCATCTTCTTGAGAGATTTATATTCTGTCATGTTGATCTCCTTTTTAGGTGGTTTGTATTTTGGCATTGGTGTCCCTACATCGGTAGGAGGTAATACTTCACCACAAGGTTTATAATTCATACAAGGAGACCATCCTCCCTCGTTTCTTGTTCTAATGCAATTTACACACATACAATTATCCATAATTACCTCTCCTCCCAACGACTAGTGAACAATTCACCAATGTAGTCTTCCCATTCTAGATGGTAACTTTCAGACTGTTGTTTACTACTTTGCATAAAATTATCTATGCAGCAAAAACCTTCTTCTTTCAACTCTTGTTTACATTCATCGCAAAGATATTCATTGCGTTCATAAGATACATTATCGCACATAATATTTTCACAACCATTTCTATCACAAGCTAATACACCCATAGCTATTCTCCTATTTATAAAAAGTTTATTTCAGATAAAAGAAAACCCCGTTTCCTCAATATGCATAAGGATAACTGGGTTTTATGTTTGTGTCAAGAGGTTATTTCACTATTTTAGAAAGTTTTTCTAACTCTTTTTTAACAGCATCTTTAAATTTATCGACGGCTGAGGCTAAGCCTGCATATTCATTAGACATTCGCCACCTCCGAGGTTAAACCATCACCAGTTAATAATTTGGGAAGTAGTGCATCTCTAATATCAGCAAGATGGGTAGATTCATTTTTTAATGAGCTAATTTGATCGAAGATTGGAACAATTATGTCTGAGAATTTTTTGTTAATAGCGTGATCACCAATTAAGACATGTTGAGATTCCATAATCTTTTTTGTTAGATGGGTGAATATCGACCCGGTACCTGCATTTTTCATTGCCTCAGTTTTTCTAAACATGCTCAGATACAAAAAATACCGGCTTATTACTGATTCATCTACTTCCATTTTCCATATGTGGTAATGGTAAATACTTTTTGGACCTCGCCAGATATGAGGGCCAAATGTGGCAGACCAAGCGTAAATAAAGTCTTCCCGATCAATGTACTTTTCAGGTGGTAGCTCTAAATCTGAATAGACGGTCTTTCCTCCATTTGAAAGGTTCTGGATCCTGACTATCGGAGTACCTTCAGTTTTGAATTCAGTATTTTTATATGCCCTGCCGTTAATTACTTGGCAGATTTCTGATAGTTGCTTGACTTCCCACCCCTCTGGTATTTCCCCAAGTTCGGAGTCTTGCATTGCCGCAGGAAACAGCGCGGCGGTTTGGGCAAGTTTGTTAAATGCCTCCGAATTGTTGGCTTTTAAACCGTGCAGCTCATCAAGGGTTTTGGCAGAAATGGCACTCATGGCAGCCAGTTCGGCATCCGCAGCGCTACCACCTTGTGCCAAGGTTTCAATCTTGGCTTTGACGGGATCAAAATCGACAAACCAGCTTTTGAATAGAGCTTGAGCTATTTGTTCTAAGGTTTGGCTGGTTTTGTTATTTAAAGCTATCTTATCGTCAATTTCTTTTAGAAATTTACCAGCTTCCTTTCTTAGCTCTCTATCTGGGTAATCAAACTCAAACTCAGCTAGAGACTGCCAAGCTACACGCTGCCGACCAGATGTTCCTTCCATGCGCGACTGAGCATAAGCTCTAAAATCGGAATGCCTCGTCAAGTAATAGACATAGTCCTCATCGTATTCTGGTTCTTTGGCGGACATGACAATAAATTCTGTGGAACCATGCCCGTGCTCATCCTTGTCTAAACAGCTTACTTTTGCTATTTTTCCATTCTCGAGACATGGCGTAATTCGTGCAAATAATGTATCGCCATTTTTAAATTTTGCCCCTCCACCTTTAAACTCTCTCTCTCCGAGCTCGCTTACATCTCGGCTGTCGACCGGTAAGGCTGCCATTTCTAAGAAAGGCTTGATCTCTCCCTTCTTAATTGGTCGTTTAGGGTTAAAATCGATAATTTCTGATATGGTTTTATTAGAACTCATAGCCAATCCCCGCAAGATTACCCTTAATCGCCTTTTCTAATCGGTCAGATTCTTCAAACTGAAATTTTAATTGCGCGGTTAATCGCTGCATTTTTTCTGGGAATGGCTCGCTATCTTCCTCAGCATCGGCTGCGCCAACATAGCGCCCAGGCGTCAATACATAATCATGCTTTTGCATGTCTTCAAGCTCGGCGCTGAAGCAAAACCCTTTTTCATCTTGGTAGTCAGTGCCCGATTGCCAAGCGTGGAATGTATCCGCAATTCTTTTAATATCTTTTGGATCAAAATCGCGTAATACACGATCTTTCATAAAACCGAGGTTGCGGGCATCAATAAACAAAGTTTCACCACGGCGGTCACGCTTGCCTTTCTGTGTTGGTGACGTGCCACCTTTCTTGTTTTTGGTTAAAAACCAAATACAGGCGGGGATTTGTGTATTGGTGAAAAGTTGTCCTGGTAGGGCCACCATACATTCAACAAGATCAGCCTCGATAAGCGCTTTGCGGATCTCACCTTCGTTGTTGGTATTGGAACTCATGGAACCATTAGCGAGTAATAGGCCCATTGAGCCGTTATCGTTAAGGTGGTGCAGCATGTGTTGTATCCAGCCGTAGTTGGCATTACCTTGCGGCGGTGTACCATATTTCCAGCGAGTATCGCCCTCCAGTTTGGCGTGCCACCAGTCTTTGATATTAAACGGCGGATTGGCCATCACAAAGTCAGCACGCAGGTCGGGGTGTTGGTCATCTAAGAAGGTATCGGCGTTCTTTTTGCCAAAGTTAAAGTCGATACCACGAATCGCCATGTTCATAGCGGCCAGCTTCCAAGTAGTTGGGTTGCTCTCTTGACCATAGACAGAAATATGTTTGCGCTGTTCAGCAGCGTTGTAATGTTTATCAGCGGCATGAGCTTCGATGAACTTGTCGTTACTCACAAAGAAGCCACCGGCCCCCATTGCAGGGTCATAGACTCGGCCTTGATAAGGCTGGAGCATTTCAACGATCAGTGTAACGATGCTTTTTGGAGTATAATACTGGCCGCCTTGTTTGCCTTCTGCTAAGGCGAATTGACCAAGGAAGTACTCGTATACATGGCCCAAAATATCTTTGCTGTGTAGATCGAGCTTTTCGCCGTTGTACTCAGGGTTACGGAAGCTGGTATCAGAGAAGCGGTTGATTAACTCAGTAAGGTTGTGATTATCTACCTCATAACGGCTGATGCGAGGCAGAACCCCTTTTAGCTTGGGGTTGGCCAGCTTGTCGTCGATTTTATAGGTTTCGATTGCTTCTAATGCATTGTCGATGAGTTTAGAAATTGAGCTAAGTTTAAAGACTTCTTTTTCGCCATTAGGCCCGGCTGCTTGAATCTCAATTTCTGTGCCAATAGGCAGCGCCGCTGTACTTTTAAGAAATTCCCAGCGTGACTGTTTTGGCACCCAGAAAACGTTTTTCTCTTGGTAATATTCGTGCAGTTCTAACTCTGAGTTTACTGCTTCGTTGTACTCTTCTTCAGAGTCATAATCTTCACGAGGCATGTAATAAATATTGTCATCGCTATCGTCCTGAGTAAACAACTGCCGTAACTCTTGTTGGCGCTCTTCAAAGGCGTCTGACACATACTTTAGAAAGATGATCCCTAGCACGACATGCTTATAGTTGGCGGCATCTAGATTGTTACGTAACCGATCGGCTGCCGACCACAACTTCACATCGAGTTCTTTTAAAAACTGCTGTTCTGAATTATTCATGTTCTTCCCTATGCTGTGACGCTATCGAAACCAGGCGCAATCGCAAGGTTACCGACACCGTATAAAGTTTGATAATTTTTTAGCCATAAATGGAATTCGGGTGTTTTTAGCAGAGCCTCTTTGGAGCAATCAACATTCCAAAGCCGAAGCAAGTACCCAGTGGTTGCTGCTCTAATCTCAACCTTTAGAACGCCACCCGTCATGCCATAGTCCAGCTCTATCGCTTCGCTGTGCTCAATACGTGGATGCGGCACTAACTCTAGCTCTACAAAGCGATTCCATTGCCGATCTTGGGTTTCAAGTTCAGCCTCTGACAGAATGGAATCCTCAAGATAATTAACCACAACACGGTTCTCTCTTCCAACCACTTCAAATATATATGTACAAGATTTATCTAACCCTTTCATATTTTCCCAATCTAAAGCAGATTCTATTAAATCTTTCCAAGTACGATCCCAACCTTGAACAGATAATAATGGCATCAACATACTTTTGGTACGGTACATCCAACCATAAGGTTCGCAATAGAACACACTTATTAAACTCCCATCCACTTTTTCATAAATGGTTAAATCTTTGAGTTCAAAAGTGACACCGTTTTCACCTTGATTGAAGAACCTATCAAAAGCACGACTTACTACAGAGTAGGTTACACCACCTAATTCTTCTTTTATGACAAGAGATCGACACTCTCGTACAATAGGGTGATTTTTAGGAGAATCTATTTGGTTATAGTTTAACACTCTTAGTGCAGGAAACCTTTCATCAATAGAAACCTTGATTGCAAATTCTTCTACTAATTTTTCTAAACCATATTTGTTTAAATATTCTAATACTTTCATAATAATTTTCCTTTAGATAAATAAAAAGCTTGCATGAATAATACTCCATGCAGGCTTTAGTGTCAACACTTTATTTTATAAATTATGCAGTTTCCACAACACGCCATTGTAGCTGAGAATCTGATAATAGTTTAATTGGTTTAAGATGCACCTCACGCCCTGTGCGTTCAAGGATATCCTCGTTCACAACTTTAGCACGTACATTTGTGTTATGGTCTTTCAACTTTTCCATAACTTCACCTGATGCGATAATATTCATCTTAGCTTCTTCTAATGTGAAACTTGTACGAACACCTTTCTTTTGGAAAACGATTCGCTGATCATCTTCTAAGTTGATGTTATTATCTACTAAAGTTAATGTCACTTCTTTAAGGGTATTTGTATTCATGTTATTCTCCTGTTGTTTGTAAGTTTTAAATTGTTCTGAATCTTCTTGGGTAGTCATAAGTAAATTCTTATTCATAGTTGCTGCAGAAGGAGTAATACCACCCGCACCTAACCTTGTACTTAATTTTGCCATTTATTTCTCCTCATAATTCATAAATAATTTCATATAGTGTATCAATATGTTCTTGCATTGTAAACCCTTCATACACAATTTCTTCATGGTCGTGGTCATTAACCAATTGTTGGAAAGCTTGTGTAATTATTTCAACCTTTGTACGAGTTGATTCTACTTCAATAATTTCCATCGAAGCTACCATATCATTGTAGGCAACACTTTCCTTAATAGCCTTAACTTGATTACTGTTGTCCAAGTATTTAACCTTGTTACCACATTTAGTTAATTCTTCATATTCAGTGAAGTTACTTGTTACAATGTGATTATCATATTTCTCAATGAATTCTTCACCAAATTCCTCTGATACTGAAAGTGTAGAACTATCCGATGTGTACCATGAATCCATCACATATTCACAATCTGCTTTCTTAGATTTGATAGCTTCTACCAAAAGTTCCTTATCTGGGCATTGTTTCCAAATTTTAGCTGTAAGACGACTTATTTCCCATTGGGAAGCAGAATTACGGTCTTGGTTCAAAGGTAATACTTTTGGTGCAAAATTGTAACTGTATTTGAAAGAGTTGTTTTCACAAACATACATATCACCACAGAAGATTTCACCGTTGTCCTCTCCGTGGGCAATTACATCACCATACTTAGTGGAGAATAGTACTTCTCGGTCTTGGAACTCTAAACAGCGTTGTTTAACTTCATCAAGAATATCTTCCGACAAACCTGATATAATTACTGTAAAGTTACCCGTAGGAGTAAGAGGCTCTTCTTTAATAACTAATATATCTTCTTCAAAATTTTCACAAAACTCATAAGAAGACTCCCACTTTACTTTGTTATTAATAATCTCTACACTACAACCTAGGTCTGTTAGAACAACGAGTCCCTGCACGGCACCCAGACCGAATTGGCCGCGTTTGGAGTCATCTGATCGCTTATCTGAGAGTCCCATCATAAGTATAGAAGTTGAGACTTCGATGTTCTTATTGGTTAAAGAGATATAATCATCTCCGAAATAATGCTCTTGTTCTCCCTCAGAGTCCAACCAATTGCTAATGTATTCAGCAATAGCTTTGCTCGCAGACCAATGATGGAAACACCCTCTACTAAAATTAGTCTTATATATTTTACTCATAACTGCCTCCTAATAAACCACCTTGTAGTGTGAAAAGTATTCTTATACTATCCGTAGAAGATTTAGCCACATCCTTATGACTAATAGTATTGTATTCATAATTAACGTGGTTGTATACACTCCTTAATATCTCAGAGGATATGTTACCTGCTGAATACTCTTCTTGCAGTACAGAATATACATGATTTCTTTTATAACGTTCATAAAGTGCTATTAGGTATGTAGCATCTTTCGACCTAACTGCCTTCCCTTTCTCTAGATGAGTTACCCACTTTTTACCTGCCTGATGCCAAGATACCCCTGCAGTTTTCCTATCCACCCCTAAAGTATTAACTCTTGGTGGTACAAGATAACACAGCTCTTTGCAGTATACCTTATTACCTATTCTTGTCAGGTCCTTATCCAGATGTATACCTTTAACCTTGCAATTTTTCTGGGAATAAAACCACTCCGCGAAGTTTTGAAAGTTATGCCATTCAGTAGCTACTGTCACCCCCGCCCCTCCATAATTGCAGTAGTCTGGACATATCTCACTGTAACATCTTTTTAGCATACGAGACCAATATTTGTAAGCAGTATTCTTACCCGAACCATCATCTAGTCTAGTATGGTAAACCCCATAACCAACATAACCCACATCGTATAAGGTTTTTACTAGAGAATCTTTTACCTGTCCTTTTCTAAGGGTCTGTGCTGATATGTTCCTTTTTCCTCCAGTATTAACAAACTCTACATCAATATCATACTTACTATTATACTTAATGACTTTCAAATAACCACACCTATCTGTAGGGTAGATCATACCTTCCTTTATGTTACTAACACCCACGATCAATCTCCTAATGTAAAAGTAATAACATTCTTAGAAGCATCCATTGTAAAATCGACACCCTCTTTTGTCAAGTAGTTTTCAATTGCTCGGAAAGGAATACTTTTTGTAACTTTATCCTTGTGCAATTGGATCATTCTGCCACTACCATTTCGTGCATGAGCAACCACCACATCTGTAATATAAGTTGAAATGGCTTCAAGGGTTTCCTCTTCCGCTTCATTGAATGTTTCTGTTAACTGTTGATAAAACTTTGACATAATTATTCTCCTTGCTTCAAATCGGCAACACTAATTTTACCTTGGCGTAATTTTAAAAGAGTCACTTCGCACAAAGGTTTGCTCTCACTTGCAAAAACTGTGATTTTATTTGTTTCATCGAACACTTCGTAAAATTCACCAACTATTGTTAATGTGTATTTATTCTTCATTTGGGATCTCCTTTTCAGTGATAAGTTTTGGTACAGGGATATCTGCACTTTCTAATAGTGATTTTATCTCAGTATCATCTTCCGCCCACGATTGTAATTGATTAATCACAGCTTTTTGGGAAAGGGTGATACTCTCTTGTACAAGAAAAGTTTCCTGAATAAGGTAACCTGCAGCAATATACTTCATGGTTTGTTGTGAAGGTATAATCCATACAAAAAACAACACTACTACCAAAGTTTTAGTTGGAAAGTATTTCTTCCAATATGGTGTGACATCGTGGTTATCACATGCAGAGAATCCTGTGATGATGAAAGCTATAACGACAACTACTGAAAACAGGGTAAGAGTAAATCCAAGAAAACCTCCCAGCTTACTGAGTAAATCTACACCCCATACTAATAATGCTAATTCCATAATTATTTCCCTTTTTGTTTAAGTTTATTTAAATCTGGCATAACAACTTTATTATACTGGTAATATTTTTCCAAGGCTAATTGATAGTTGTTCAAAGTTTACCACCTTTAATCAAACATAACACTGCCCCTTTTAAAACTACACCTGTTTCCCCAAGAACTGTCATTTTTAAAGCGCTGGCTTTATCAAAAGTGCTCACCTGTTCTAGGTCAGAATCAGGGCAATCCATTGTGAACTGTCGTAAAACATTTTTATTATCTTTTGCGTAAATCATAATACTTCTCCTGTTATTTAAAATTTGAACAACGTTTCAATATGTTCATATAGTGAACCACTTTGTTGTAGTAGTCAACACCTTTCTTCAAACTTCTTTCATCTTTTTGATTTCCGATATTATATGACATGATCATTTTCTTCCAATTCCCTTTGTGAACCTTTTCAAAATGTTGTAACACATCCAGCGCAAGGTATGCCCCTAATGCATCATCCATCACCACTTTGGTAATCATTTCCTGCTTTTTCCAATAGGATGTTACTCCTAGGATGTTGAATATATTTTTCTCATTGATTTGAAATAACCCAAAATCCTTTGATTCAATGTTGATTCGATATCTCCCACCATGTGATTCTTGCAGCGCTATACTGCTTAAACTCCAGCCTAGATTATGAGGTTTCCCATAATTGTAAGCATATTCTAAACGGTATTGTTGTTCAGCGGAAAGTGAGTCCCATTCTGAACAATCCTTGCCATATGCAGCATCACACAGGACGATACAGAGGAGAATAACATTTAGCCAAGCAAACATCTTCCAAAAGGATTTGCGTTCGTCAGAGAGCCTTCTGCGCTGATTATTCTCACTGTGGTAATCTTCTTCTAAATGTTGGAATGGATTATTGGGATCATCTATCATAAAATCATCCCTTTTGAGCATGACCAAACCTTTTTAGCAAACTCCTTTTCATATTCCCATTTCAAACTACCGAGTTTTGTAGTTTCTATAAATAATGTAAATTTGTCAGTAGAAATCCTATTAGTGTTGATGATATCAACTATTTCAAAAGGGTTTTTATTACTACAACTACAACAAGGAAGGAATCCTGTACCAACAAACACATTATCTTTGTGTTGTTCTCCTTTCAAAAGTGCTGTAATACAACAATTAGGGTAACCATAATACTTCCCAAAGAGTTTCCAACCTTTTAAAGTGTTATTATCTTTTATCATTTTATACCTCTTAAATTTTTCAAAATCCAATTGTGTAAACGTTTACCTTTTAAAGGTTTAGGATATTAGTCTAAGGGTTGATTAAAGTCTGAAAATGATGTGATTATCATAAAGTTACCTCGTAATCATCACAATCTTCATATTTAGGTAAGTGTAATAAATGTACCAGACTAGACCTAACTAAGAAAGTACGTATATCGCTTTTCCAACTACGTTCTGATTTTTCTATTTCAGAGATACACTCTTTGATATGATCACTTTCGAAATTACAATCTTCCCATACAATATGAGAATGTCCGAAAAGTAAATCATTCTCACAATAACCGTAATTTTCTAAAAGTTTTACATGTAAGTCAAAGATACTTTTTGCTTCATTTTCCCAATACTTCGTGATTAAGATTGACCGTAATACTCTCATAATAATTCCTCATTTAATAATCTCATTGACATCATATCCCAGTTGTTGTCCATTATAAACTGGTAAATAACCTCCTCTGCTAAATTATCGTCCACTTCATTCCAGAGGTAATTATACTTAGAAGTGTCTCCTTTCATGAACACAAGGATAAACAATTGCCCCATTCTTACTGTTCCGCGAGAATAGTTTTTGTAGTAGTGGTGTTTAAATTCTAAAAATGACATAGTTTTCATAATAATACCCACCATGTGTTGTTTTCACCCATCAATACCATTTCTCCTAGGGTGGTGTTATAATACACATTAGTATGTTTATTTTTCTGTAAACCTTTATCCAATACAAGTATTAGCGCATCATCTTTTTCAATTTCAACATAAGTTTTCATGGGTTATTTCCCTTCTTCAATAGCTTGTTTATAAGGTTCACTACCTATTTTCCAAACTAATAAGTCTTCTATTAAACGTTCCAATCTTTTAACACGAAATTCGGTGTTTACTAAGAGTTCATGTTGCTCACAAGGAGGTTTGCTGCGGAAAGTTGATCTCTTTGTAATGATTTGTTTCATAATATTATCCTTCATGCTTTTCTATTAAACCAATAAGTATTAACCCTACGCCCATAATTGTCCAGCCTACAACACTACCTTGAGCTGTGCCAACAGCAATGCTGAGAATTATTAATCCTATAAATATAATAATAAATTATTTTCCTTTTTAAATTCATTTTCATACCAATTGTACACATCATCTAGATCAAGGTAAATATCTGTAGAAGAATAATCCTCTAAAAATTCCACAGTTATACGAACACGCCATCCAGATAAATGTACCAAGTTTAATTGATAATCTTCTTTTGTCCAACCCCAATTACCATTAATCATTTCCTTCTTAAAAGAATCTTCTTTAGCAAAGATACATTCAATTAGACAACGAGTGGTTGTTTGCACTTGTACAAATTCTTCTGGTGTAATTGACATTTTCATAATATTTCCTCGTTAGGTAATTTATGGTGGGTTACACATAAACATTGTAGTTCATACTTATTCCCTTTTTCAATATAAGATTTTATTTCACAATACTTTTCGTAATCTACATAAACCCAATCTCCATACGGAATACTACTGTACCTTTCATCAAATACGCATCTGTAACGGTAAACCTTATCCATAATATTTCCTCTTTTAAAAGTAGCTAACGTCTATTTGTGTAGTCATTATAATGTTATTGATTAAGTTGTCAAGCATTAATTTCAGGTACATCAATTAACACAGAAGGATAATTCTTAATATCATGTTGCCTTCCCAAAATCCATCCCATTCCGAAAATATTACATCGGGTTAAAGTGTAATCACTGTGGAAATGTAAATCTCCATTTGTGTCAAAGTAGTATTCATCTTCTGCGATGTGGAATGCTTTTATAAACTCTTTTTCAATTTGTGTCATGGTGCTCTCCTGTTTAAATAATAGAATTATAGTAAAGGTAGGTGATGTTTGTGTCAAGGTGTAATTTGGAATAATTAGGAAGAAGTTTTAAAAGTTTATTATTTAAACAAAGGTGTTGACTTGATGAGGCGGTGTGCTATTATTTGAGGAAATTGATTTGGAGAGGATATTCCTGTGGCACAAGAAACTACAATTGAACAAAAACTACTTGACTTACAAACAGCATTTTGTGTAGAATCAGCATTACGTTCTAAATGGGAAAGAGAAGTTTTCCAAATGAGAAACATTTTAAAAGATATGGGAATATTAGATGATGTGGACGAATGTATGAAAGGGTGGCAAGAGGAGAACAATGTCAACCATTTGGTGCAGGTTCTTGGGAACAAGGATTATAGTGTCAAAGAGGACGTTGGAGAAGAGTAATCTTCTGAGGAAGGGGATAACCCCTTTGATAAGCATTACACTCTTGTATCTAGGCTACGAAAGGATATGATTGGTAAATAATTTTAATTTGAGGAGAAAGGTATGAAGGATTTTAAAAGTTGGGATGAATCATTTTACACAGAAGATTATGATCAGGAAATGTTGAACTTTATTAATAGTAATTATAGTGTAGACTATGTTAATGGGTGGAAGGTACAAACATCCTTGTGTCAACGTGGGGGAGAATTTTTTGTATCGAGACGTAATGGATACGATAAAATGATATCGCGAGAATTAACAAAAGAAGAATTCAAGCGTAAAATTGGCATGGTAATAGAAGAGGAGAAAGTTGCGGATAAGGATGCTTTCAGTAAAAGCGATTTGATTGATGGTATGTTTGTTATGTGTCGTAATGGTGATGTTTTCCTAAAATTAGGTAACACTTTAAATAGTTTAACTGGTTATTTAGACTTAGAGGTTTATTCTAATACTTTACTTGATGAAGATTCAGAAGAAGATTGGGATATCGTAGAAGTGTACCAGATAGAAGGAAAAGAGTGCACTATATCACGTATGCTAGAGGAAAAACATGGATTAAAATCTATCTGGAAACGTCCTCTTGAGAAAACACAACCCCAACTTAAACTGGAAGACCTTCAACAGAAGATGGAAGCCTTACAAGAAGAAATGAACATTTTACAAAAGTCAATTGAATCAGGAGAATAATTATGGTAGATTTATACAACAAGCCACAAAAAGGTGATGAAGTTCAGGCAATGAAAGCTCGTATTGCACATTTAGGTGATTGTTTGGCAAGGGTGAGACAAGAGGAGAAGGATATACTTTTGGCGATGGAACGTCTTGTAAAAGCGAGTACTTTTGGTGATCAGGCGGGGGATTGATTGTGAACATATATTTTGATGAAGAAACTCTTGATTTGTTACGGAAGCATCTAGAAGGTGTTCAAATATTAGATTTTAACGGGTATATTAATCCTTATGAGGTTGCCCACTTATTACAGAAAAGTGTAATTAAAATGGAGAGTTTACAGATGAGATTGAACAACGCTCACAAGAGGGAACGAAAATACGAGGAGATGTTAGAGGAAACGATTAGTATGCTTAAAGAGGGATTATGATCATGAATAAAGTTGAATTAGCTAAAATGTTAGGTCTTACTATTGATTACACAACGAAGTATCATTGGCAGATAAAAGGACTTCTTGAGAATGATTGGGATATTATAGAGGAAACCTTTTGCAATGAAAAATTCTCTGTCACTGTTGATCAAGAGGACTTAGTGGAATTGGAGATTTCAGAAGATGATATGATTTCTGATGGTGACATCAAAGTGTGTACCAAGCAGGTGGGAGATTTAATTTGGGAAAGGGCTGCAGACATTTACCTGAAAAGGGTTCATCGTGCGGCTATGTTGATTGGAGGTGATGAGTGAGTGAACAGATGTTTGTTAGATTGATTGCGGCAGTGTTATGTATTACACTTGCATTATTTGGGTTTACATATGACTCAGGGTGGGCATTCTTTGGAAGTGTGATTGCGTTTTTAGTGGCGTTGGATTAGGAGAAGTTTATGCACGAGAGTGATATTGTAGAGTTGATTAAAGATACAGTTAAAAGGAATCTTGTAGTGAATGTTCACACTGCAAAAGATAATTTTAGTGGAGTTAATCTTCACGTAGATTTATCTTTCAGAGGAGAAGATCCTTTTTACCGAGATACCTCTTATATAGATGCGGATTACTCTGAGGAAGAGTGGATGGGTGATATAAACAAACGTGTTACTATTGAAATAGGGTGATTTAACAAGAGGGGGGGGCAACCTTAAAGGTTTGACACTTTGTGGAAGAGGTGGTATCATTTGTGGACTGAGAGATTTTGATAGGAGAACATTTATGAAGGTGTACAATTACACAGATGATTCATGGTGGGACGGAGATGAAGATTGTCCTTGCTGCAGTGGACTACTTTTCGAATGTTATAATGCACAAGGGTGGTGGCAGAATGGGAGTGCTTCTAGCTTATGGAATCTTTATGTAGATGCGATCATTGCACACAAAGCGGAAGAAAGCGGAGATGATTACCACCACTTAGCAGAACATTCATACTATTTATATGAGGGATTTACTTTGGAAGAGTTATCCACTTTGTGTGAAAGGTTGGGTATTGTTTTAGAGGAAGCTTAGGTTGAAGAAGAGGAACATTTGCGGAAGAGTGATTAAATTTGAGGAGAAGTGGTTTGGGTGATGATGTGGTTTTACCAGTAGTGGATATATGGACGGATGGGTCAGCTTTGAAAGCTGCAGAGGGTAAATTTTATTGTGGTGCGGGTGTTGTATTGGTTTATGGGGAGAAGGTGAAGGAGATTAGCTTACCTCTGGGGTTTGCTACAGTTAATATAGCAGAACTGACAGCACCCATAGAGGGTTTAAAGCAATTAAAAAGGAAGTGCAGGGTTAATATTATGAGTGACTCACAATACACCATAGACACACAGGAGACTTGGTACAATAACTGGTGCCTTAGAGGTTGGAAAACTCAAGCAGGTGCAGAAGTGAAAAACAAAGATTTGATACAACTTCTCAAAAAGTTAAGTCTTGAACACGAGGTCACTTGGGTTAAGGTGAAAGGGCATTCAGATCTTCCTTTGAACGATCTAGCAGATAAATTGGCTTGTGAGGCAAGTGCCAAAGTTAAGGAGAAAGATATTGAATCAGCAGAATAAATACCCTGAAGGGTACTATAAGAAAGGAGCTAATAAAAAGCAGATGACAAATTTTAAGAATAATTCCAATTACTCGCAGGAAACTTTAGAAGAAGTTTTAAACTACCCATGTGAGGCTATAGAAGATCGAGGTATTACACAAAAGACTGCTGAGAAGTTTGGAGTGAGAACTAAGTTTAGTGCAAAAGACGGTATCACCCCAGAGGCTTATTACTTCCCTTACTACATGGAAGGGGAATTAGTAGGGTTCAAAAAACGAGACATAACAAAACCTAAACAGCAGAAAGGTCATTTCACCTCAATAGGATTTCAAAGTATTAAATGTGATCTTTTTGGCACGGATGTATGTAATAAAACTGGCGGTAAGAAAATATGGGTGTCTGAGGGAGAATTTGATGCTTTAATTATTTGGCAAACCCTGAAAGCTATGTACCCTCAAGGTAACCCTAATGTTGTTAGCATATCTAATGGGACTGCCAGTGCTGTTCAGAATATAGGTCAGAAAAATAATTTAAAGCATCTTAAAAAATATTCAGAAGTAATCTTAAGTTTCGATAATGATTCTGCAACAGCTAGTGAAAAAGCTGAGGGTATTATGAAAGGTAAAGAAGCCACTTCTGCGGTGTATGGTTTGTTACCTGACATTAAAGTTGTTAGTTTGCCAGAAGATAAAGATCCTTGTGAGGCTTGGAAAGAGCTAGGAGAGAAGGAGTTTTATTGGTGTTTAATGAAACCTATTCAATATACTCCAGAAGGGTTTGTCAAATATTCGGAAATCCGTGAAAAAGCTATCGAACTTCCTACACTTGGCAAGCCTTGGCCTTGGGATGCTTTAACTA